TAGTTCCAAAATCATAGGTAGCATCTCGTCGCTCATTCTTTGCAGCTTGCTTTTGACTTGCGACTCTAGAGAACATTCCTCGTTCTCCGGAGCGGGACTCGTATAAACTTTTCCACTCATTTAAAAATGCCTCAAAGTCTGGCTTCTCTGTATAACACGCTGAGTTATTCGCTAGTCCACGCTGAGGGTTATCTTGCCACCATTGTCCTGACTTAGCTCTTCGGACTCTGTCGTCAGTGAGGTTAGATAAACTGATGAGAGCACTTCTGCGTACCCCGCCGACGACAACGATCTGTGCAATCTTACAGCAGAGGTCGTGACATTCGATGGAACTAAGTTTACGTCCAGCAGCTTCGCGAAAGATCTCAACGGTGAACTTAAACAGATCGACAAGAGGTTCTGGACCACTTGCTCTACCTCCGAAAGTTTTAAGGGCTGCCCCTGCAGGTCGTACTCCAGACACGTCCCACTTTGGAAGTTGGCCTGAATAGAGCAAGCTAACAAGTTCTCTGTAAGCTTTAGCCCATCCAATCTTACTGTCGGCGACGTGTATAACGGTGTCGGTGTCATGAAACTCCTCTGCTACTTCTGGTAATTTAGTTACGTACTGGCGCTCCACACTGAAGCCCACACCAGTGCCACACATTAGGACGTACATCATCTCGTCAAATGCTTTAGGGTGGTCAATAGGCATGTAGGAGCAGTTAAACCCTGCTACATTGTCACGGTCAAGTGCGTCTCCTGCAGTCATGAGTGCTCGCATGGAAGGCATTACGTCTAGCTCATGAATTGCCTGAAAGATCTCCGACTGGTCAAACTCATTGAGTTCTACACGGTCACACCAGTAGTTGAGATACCGGTTGACTGTCTCTTCCCAAGTCTCCCGTCGCTGTTCTTCTGGCAGGTAACGAGCGTACCGTGACTTGTGTATGTACTGTTGATATGCGTCCATTAATTTAGTTCCTTAATTAGTCGTTCGATGTACCACTTACACTTACGTAAGTCTTCGATGGGTTTACCTTTGTAGTCGTAGCGCCAGAGGTACTTCAGTGCGTTACCCTTGAGATAACCATTGAACTCGTGTTCAGGCATGGACGCTTTGATTGCTTCGATGGCTTCGATTGCTCCTTTGTTGTAGTGGTCAGGCTGTTCCACAGGGTCTACCTTCTTCGTCTTCTTCAGTATAGAAATCCCGTCCCACTCTGCAGGAGTCGCATCATCAATACTCATTTTCTTCCTCCTCTAGCTCTTCTTCAAACACATCTAGTTTGTTGATTAGTTTGTCTTCAAACCTGTCCAGCATTTCTTCTGAGGTTATCTGTAGGGCCTCCAGCAGGTCGTCTGGATCAAAAGTTTTCAAGAGGCGTTCCTTAACTTCCTCTAGTGTTAGTGACATAGTTAATCAACTCCTGTAGTGTCTCTATATTATACCATAGTATTCCCTCTTTGTCACACCATTGTGCCATAGTCATTTTGGCACCTTTTCGTATCTTTTTGTTGGGCGACATCAAGACAAACACTAACTCTTGCCCTTCGGGGAGGCTGTCTCTGACACTGGTGTACTTCTTCGTGTCTCCGTCCCGAAAATATCCTTTGCATTCAACAAGAGTACCGGAAGGGCTATGTACGAAATCAGGACGGTAAGACCTACTAATAATGTAAGGGACCGTGAATGGTTCATAATCAAAATCCTTCAGTATCTTGCTGACATCTTCTTCGAACGTGCTTCTAAATTTCGATTTCTTGGACCTTCGGCTCATTGACCACCTCCGTTAAAAACCTTGGACCTGTTGAATAAGAGAAGGCACGTAGATCGGGCCAACAGGCTTTCTTGTACGCACAGTACGAGCAACCTATGTCCAACTTCATGTTACCACTCTTGCCGTCTGGCTTTGTCTCGTAGCACTGCTTCGGTGGCTCTGATTCCTCCACCATTAACTGTACGTGCTCAATGCGGTCTGTGATGTCAAAGCCTATCTTCTCGTACACAGGGGCTTGAGTGTCCTCCTGATCGTACATGAGGTAAGTTAGGTGTCCATTTTGTTTGTCCATCGCAAGCCAGCCAAAAGTTGTCTGACCTTCTGCCTCTGCATATCCTTTAATTTGAGCGACGTATCCAAATGGATCATCGTAAGCCAGCGTACCGTCTTTGAATTTCTTAAACCCGTACGACGAAACACTCTTAACGTCTGTGACAACACCGTCAATTTTGCAGTCCATAGAGCCCGTAATACCCTTGATTTCACACTGCTTCTGTTCTGCGGTAACCTCATGTCCTGATGCCCTCGTTAGGAATAGTAATAGTTCTTCAATCAGGTGTCCGTACAGGAACTTAACAAGCGTATGTCCTTGCATTTCTTCTGACTTCTTAACATTGTTGTAATGATTCCATAAGAAGCGGTCTCCCTTGCCTATGTTGGACATGCGTAGCTTACGACCGTCCCAAGCACGTCTTTGTCCAAACTCCTTACGCATCAAGTCCTTTACGTTTTCACCGAACTGTTCAATACACTCTTCGATGTCAACGTCCTTATCTACTCTCTTGGTCTTAACAAGCTTGTAGATGTCGTCTACTAATGTGTATACATTTTTCATACTAATTCCAATCCTAATTGCTTGTCTTCTACGCTTCTATGGTTAACCCACCTAAGTTTACGTGTTTCTGCATCAAAAAGCAAGTAGACAACGCCTAGCTTTTTCTGTTCGTCACTTCTTTGTCCACGTACAGTCCAAACATCGCATCTAGGGTCGTACTGAGAAGTCTTTACATCAATTAAAACTGTTTCTCCGTCTTTTGTAGCGACCATGTCGATAGGCCCTGAGCATCCTGCATTCAGAAACACTTCGTACCCGTTGTCCCAAAGCCAAGTAACTGCGTAGAACTCCGCAAAGTCCCCTTTTCTGCTCTTACTCATTTCCATCAGTGTGTCTCCGCCCATGTTGTACCGACTTTGAATTCTCCGTCAAGGGGGCATCTAAGGTTATACTCCACGCCTGCCGCCTTGAGGCATTCGACTGCAAGCCAACCAAACTTTTGTGCTTGGTCTGCAGCCACCTCCGACTGTACTTCATCATGTATATTACCTATGAATTTGTAGTTAAGTTTCCACTGCTGTGCGTAGTCGTCCAAGATCACCAGTGCTTTTTTCATTACGATTGCACCTGCTGCTTGGAGTAGAGTATTCAGTGCAGCATGTTCAGATCTAACTCGTAATCTTCGACCATCAAGTCCCCTGAGATAGCCTCGCTGAGATGCTCTAGTAACCCGTTCTCGTAGACTTTCAAGAGCAGGTGTATTTCGTAGAAATCGTTGCTTAAGATCTGCGCCGTCTCTTGCGCTTCCTCCAACGACACTTCCAATTTTTGCATCTCCTGCTCCGTAGAGGAAAGCGTAGATGAAAGTCTTTGCTTGAGGTCTTGTTTCAAGGCCAGCAGCCATTTGGTTTCTTGTATGAATGTCTTCTGTGAGAAGGACATTGGTAAACTCCTTATCGTCCATGTAATGTGCCAACATTCGTAGCTCAAGGCCACTAGCGTCGAAACCTACTAGCTTCTTCCCTTCAGGTACAGTCCAGCAGGAGCGACACTCGTGTCCGTAAGGACTGTGGCTTGCTGGGACTTGCGCCATGTTGGGACTCTGGTGGGTCATGCGTCCAGTGACTGCGCCGTTGCTAATGACACGACCATGAACTCTGCCGTCCTCCTTAACGGCTTCTAACCAAGAATGTACTTGTGCATATCGCTTTTGAAGAGTAAGGTACTCCAAAACTTTTCCTGCCTCAGGGACGTGGTTGTTTTCCTTAAGCGTCTTTTCATCGACAACAGGCTTTCCGCTTGGCGTCTTCTCGTTCCACTTCGCACCCTTAGTTGCAAGTCGTTCTGCAACTTGTTGTCTGGACCCCACATTGAAAACTGTAACTTTGTCCTTAAGTCTTTTCCCTGTCTTTTCAGAAATCCTTTCTTCGACAATGGGCGGGAACATCTCTTGTAGTTCGGCTTCAATTGCATTCATGCCTTCCTTAAATGTTGCACATAGCTCATTAGCCAATTGTTGATCCAAGACCCAACCATTGCGTTCCTGTTGTTGGACTGCAAACTGTACCTTGTGTTCTAATTCGATACACTCAGGTGCAAAGTCTTCCATGTCCTTCACAAGTTGTTGGTGTACTGCTTCTGTGACTGCTACGTCTTGCTTACAGTAGTCAATCATCTCTTCAGATAGTCTAGACCAGTCGTCATGGTCACCCTTTGGAAAGCCCAAGGTTTCACCCCAAGCCCGCAGAGAGTGTCCACCCTGTCTGCTAGGGTCAAACAGGCGTGACAACACCAGTGTGTCCACTATGCGCTCAGGGGCCACAGAGATCCCCCAGAGACGTTCTAGCACTGGGAGGTCATAACCTATCAGGTTGTGCCCACAAACGCTCACAGAGCCTTCTAGGGCCTTTCTGAGCGACCTTTGGTCTAGGTGTACCTCAGTTTCTCCGTTTTCCCGTGTTACAACGCACCAAATGGTGTCGGGAGTTAGGCCATTGGCCTCAAGGTCAAGATAAATAAAATTATTCATCTAATTCTAAAACTTCTTCCCTAAAAGTGAGTTTTATTTGAACGGGATCAGACACGCCAAAAGAGTATTTAGCTAAAGATCTAGGACCTTCTAACTCTGTTTTTATTTCAATACCGTCTTCTCTTAAAAAACCAACAATCGCAGCAAGACGGGTTATGTTGTATAAAGAAATAGCTTCTTTAGAAGTTATACTGCCTTTTTCTTTTATATGGTTATAAACAATGGTTTTCTGGTTCATTAAAAGTCTGCTCCTATCTCAGGGTTAGCCACTTCTGTCATTCTTCCGGTACTTCTGTCGTACTGTAGCCAACAAGCGGGTCCAGTTTCACCTGTGTAACGATTCTTCAGGACTCGAACAGTAGTCGTGTTCCTGATGTCTTCGTTAGCGTTCTGCTGGTCACGCTCCATGCCAATTACTATGTCAGACAGTTGTGCAATCGCCTGAGAACCCCGTAGTTCACCCAAGGATATTTGAGCACCGTCCTCGTGTGCCTTACCTTGGGATCGCCTGAGGTGTGACACGAGGAACAGACCAATACCTGTCTCTGCCACAAGAGTGCGTAACTTGGTCATGATCTCGTCAATGGCCTTACGTTCGTCTCCGGACTCTTGGGAAGACACGACGATGGACAAGTGGTCCAGTACGACGTACCGGCAGTCAAGCGCTTTTGCCATGTAGCGAACACGGGCGAGAAGGTTATCCGCTGAAGTAGACCCCCAATGGTCGAATAAGTAGTAACGTCCTGTACCCAGTGTGGCCTCCCAAAAAGGTCGAAGTTGGTCCACAGGCGTGTCCTCTTCCAAGTGTAGGGGCCTGTTTGCCGCCACCGACATGATACCAAGACTTGTTCGGGCCAGATCCTCCTCAAGCGCCAAGACTCCAATATTGCCTTCGCATCGGCGTAAAAGATCATATTCGATTTCTCGAATAAATTGGGACTTGCCCATACCACTGCCGCTTGTGATCGTGACCAACTCATACGGTCTATGTCCCCTAGTTATATGGTTAAGACCTTCCCAAGGATACGGGATTGACTTCACCTGCCTTTTCTCTACCAGAGTGTCCCAAGTTTCAGTACCTGCTACAATGCCGTCAGGTCGGTAAACTTTCGCATTCCACCAAAGTTGCGTAAAGTCCTTAACCCTGTTAGCCATGAGCATGTCACTGGCGTCCTTCACAGGAAGTTTACAGATCCTTAGCTTGTTAGGACTAAAGAGGTCCTTAACTTGCTCTAGGGCCGCTTCTCCTGCCTTGTCGTTGTCGAAACAAATAACAATGTTTTCGTACGACTCAAGCCACTCAAGTTGTTCCTTGATTTCCTTAAGGGCATTACTAGCGCCTGACCGTAGGGAAACCACGTCGTACTGTTTGTTAAACATCTCGTACACACTGAGTGCGTCGAGTTCTCCTTCGGTGATTGTGATGTACTTATTACCGCTGCACTGCTGCTGTCCAAAGAAGCCTGCTCCGGACATGTCTCCGGTAGCATGGAAGCCTTTGGTTTTTACGTCACGCACCTTAGCCGCACAAATGTCCCCTGACTCGCTATTGTAGTAAGGATAGTAGTGCTTTTGAATTTCCCCTGTGCTGGAGTACTCCACGGTAACACCAAAGCGGCTACAGGTTTCCTGCGAGAGTCTACGCTGTGGTATTGCCGCTACTACACCACCCATGTTCAGGGGTTTAGCTTTTGGTAATTCTTGAGTTGTCATTGGTACTTCACCGTCCGTCGCCGCTAGGCGGCTATCTCCAAACACATGATAATCACAACCGGAAGCAAAGCAGTGTTGGCCTCCGTTGTCGTAAATAGCGAGAGCGTCCGAAGAACCACACTCCGGACAACTCTCGTGTCTAAGAAACTTAGAAGTCTGCGGCATCACCCACGGCCATCTCTGCTTCCTCAAGGACTTTTACTGCTTCAAGGTAGGTTGACACACCATGAACCGGATGTGCTGGCCCAAGCTTGTACTTGAGTCGGACCTTAGAGTTGTAAGGAATCTCACCACCGTAAGGGTTACCGTCTTCGTCAAAGCTTTTTACGTCGTACTTAGATTTAAACTTACGTTGTTTAGCGCCTTGGTAGTCCTTGATCTTGACTCCCATTGCGGACAACGCTGAGGCGTCATCTTCAGTCATTGTAATGGTCAAAGAGTACTGACCCGTGTCCTGCCCATTGAATACGTCATGGGTTGTCAGGTTGCTGAAGTTAACAATGCCTTCTACTGTTGCTGCTGTCATTTGGAATAATCTCCGTTAGTCGCAGACTTACGTCTACGTTTATCGTTTCATGATTGCATTATTGCATATCATACTAATAGTATACACTAAATGAATTTACCTGTCAAAAAAGAATCTATGATCTGCACACAAGTGTACATAATAAACATCATAAACCCTATACCCCCAGCAGGACAGATCACATTGGCTTTCCACGGGTTGTCCCGTATCCACTGCTCTAGCTCCTGCTCTGTCATTTAGTCCTCCTCTAGTTCGATGCTTTGGAACTCTTCGTCTATGAAGTTGTACTCTGAATCATGAATTTCTGTCTTCAGTAGTGCCAACGCTTCGTCCTCTGTTTCTGCAGAGATACGGTAGACATGCTCTATTGTTTCAATAGTCTTTATACAATACGTGTTCACTGTTCACCCTCCGGTAGTTCGTCACTGGCTAGGAACAAGATTTTGTCCAATGTGTTCCTAGACATCACCACATTACCACGGTCGTCCAAAGAAAACTCTAGGTCCTTGCGTAACACAAAGGGTATACCACCCCAAGGGTCGGCCTTCATGATGTCATTGGTCACTGTACGGGCCTGAGTGTAGCCTAAGCAGTAAATGGAGTAGTCACCACCATCGACCACGTAGATACTCTTTTCGTCTATCAGCATAACTTAAGTGCTCCTTAGGTTAACTACTTTAGTTTACTTCTTCTGTTTACTTCTTCAGTATTCCTTAGGTATACCTTAGAAGAGGGTATCATAGTCTTCGTCATTTGTAAATACCTCATTAGGGTAATTTGTCACAAAAGTATCACTGTCTACCTCGACAGACCCAGAAGCATGAACACAATAATTGCACATATCAATAAAGTTACCATTTGCATCCTTTTTAGTTAGTTCAGTATCGTCTAAAATTACATTACAAGCTTTACAACGCATCTCGCCAGTACTCCCCATGTATCTCAATCATTAGTTTCTCTAGGTGTCTACTGTTGAGCCTAGAGTATTTACGTTGGCAGTCCAAACGAAACATTTCTGTTTCAAACTCAACTATATGGTCAATCATAGCTTTGTCCATAGGGTCTATAGTTGGACCTGAGTTGTCGTCTAAAGCGCCACTGTCGGTAGCGTACTCGTCAATGGTCATTACGCCCTCCGGATAAAACAGTAATCGTTTTCGTTTATCTTGTACAGTGAGTGCTTGCCCCTTAAGTAGTTATTACCAGCCGCTACTAGTCTCGAATGGTCTTCCTTAGGCGCTATAAACCAATCGCCTACCTTTAACGATGTTAACTTGTCTTTCCATTGGGCTCTAGTAGGTGCTGGTGGTGTCGTGCTTTCAATTTTATAGTGTTCCATTGTATGCCCCTTGCATTCTTTTGATTAGGTCGTCTATTACTTTCTGTTCCTCTTCCTTCCAAGCTTCGGAATCATCAAGGCCAACGTAATCGTCTGCCTCAAGGTCGTCGTAATAGTTATCGTGTGCAATTTCCCATGATTCTCTACACATCGTCATTTTCTCCTTTAATTACAATCCAAACTGCTCCAAGTATACAACAAAACCATAACAAAAACAACACCTTTGTTTCCATCAATCAAACCTCGCTATCTTTTGATTTCCCTTATCGTCGGTAAGCCCCACGATTGCGTAAGGGTAGACCCAAAGGGTAAACCCAAGTTTGTCAATACGTGCTATGGGGTCCAATGGGTCGTCTTGACCAAAGTCGTTTTCCGTAATATAACGCCCAACTGAGTCAATAGTACCCTCAAAGGGGTACACAAAGCCGCCGTAGTGGTAAAGGTCATCCATTTTATCCGCCACTGACTGTATGGACTGCCCCTCAATGTACAGTGATCGTTCAAAGAAGTGCGGAATAAGCCCAAGGGCCTCAATAGAGACCCTGTCGTCTAGCATTTCAACTATCATCGTTTAGCCCCTCTTTTGCGTGGTCTACGTCACAATCGCACAGTATAGCGGCACCGTCATAGGTCTTATATATGCCCCACGATGGTTCGCTAGGGTAATCCGCTACCCTTACCGCTGTTTTAGCGATCAATGTATCCTCAAAGTACTTGCCGGTGATCTGGCACATGTAAAATGTTTTCATTTGTCCCGTTCCTTCCTATCAATGTAAATAAACAAGGGCGTGAGTATACCACACACCCCAAGCAATAACACTACGTCAAACCAAGGTTTCCACTGTTCTATCACTACGCCACCCTCGCTATTATGTTGTTTTGCTTCTTTATCATGCTCTTACCGTGTCCAATGTAGCACACCACTGCTACCTCTTTAGACCAGCATGCTCTGCAAGGTCCGCATTTGCCGTCTCTTGAATATGCCTCACAAACTAGGGCACCACTAGGCACATTGTCTAACGTCGCTATGGTGGACGTTTGAGGGCCTTCTACGGTGTCCCCTGTTATACTGTCGGACGATAGGCGCACTACTACGTTCGGCAATGCTGACATTTGTTCTAGCACAGCTTGAAACTTTTTAAACTTGTGCATGCGAGTGGGTAACCAATGGTTGCACCATGGCGTTCGCTTCATTACCTCAAAGATCTTAAACGCTAGGCGAACATCGTAAACGTCGCCACTGTCGAACCACCGAAAATAGCGGTCGTTATCTAACTCTGCCACCATGTCATCGACCCACTGGTCTCGCTTCCAATCTTCACGATTGTGTTCCCTTGGGGCTTTGACGTTCTTGAAACGGTAGTTACCTGTAGTGGCATAGCATCCTGAACAAGCGTCGACCAATGAGCCATCGGCTTTTCGTGAGGCGGGACAAGTGTCCAGCGCTTGCAGTGACCATGAACGACTAGGCATTTTTGAGGCCTTTGAGAGTTTGAGCATGATGAACTCCTTTTGTTTCTGGTACGCCGAAAACCCCGCACTAGGCGAGGCTCAAGGGTAGACCGGATTTTACCGGTCGTCTATGGATACGTTAACGGGTCGACCGTTCTTGTGTTCAATGTAGAGCGACCAGAGACCGCCAGAGAGCTTGTGATAGCACTCGCCTTGTGAGTAGCTGAACGGGCGCTTGAGAGCCTTACGCTTGCGAATGATGACTGAACGACCTAGTAGCTTTGAAGTGGTTACGTTTTCCATGGTGTTTGCCCTCCTTGGGCTTAGTTGAAGTCTGCCGGTAGTGGCTTGACTCACTGAAGGACACCCTAAAGGATGCCCTTCGATTAGTCAAGATTTACTGGCCTTCTTTTCGTCTTGTCTCTAATAGATCCTCAATGTCGCACCATAGCTCAGAATATGTACGGCATCCTGTTGGGTTTCCCATCCTGTCACAGCGGTCGGCCTCGCCTTGCGCCATCATATAAAGCGGCAGTAAAGCATCGTCGCTCATGTTCTCAATGTCAAAAAGTTTCGCTAGGTGTCTCATGTCGTGTTGCTCCGTTCTGTTAAATTGTGCGCCCAAAATAGCACATATTTTCTTTGACGTAAAGTGTGAATATTTACATTAATTATTTGTTGACTCTTTTGTGTGACCTGTGTTACTCGCATGTGCGCGTGATATAGAAAGCCCTGAGGGTTCAACATAGGCTCACACACTTGTCAACCCCAAAAGTGTAAAAACTCGAATAAACTTTAGTTGGTCTTATGATATACCCCAAGGTTAAAACCCCGTGAGCGGCTTCCTAGGGCGTCTCAGGGCCATGTGGATAAACCTGTGGATAACTTTGGTTGCACCTGTGGAAATCCTGTGGATAACCTGTGCATAACTTTATCCACAACCCTAGAGTTATCCACAGGTTAAACACAGGTTGTCCACAGCTTATCCCCAACCTGTGTATATCCTGTGGATAACCTGTGGATAACTTGCCCAAAGGTGGACTAAAGTTTGACCGGGGGAGGGGTATTTGTAGTTGTTATTGTTGTTGTAGCCACTTAGGCACAAAATAAGCCAAAATTAGAAAAATTAAGTAAAAATAAAAGCAATGTAACCTCTTGTTTTTACTCAAGTTTCAATAGTCCCAGGATTAAAGCTAAAAATAGCTTGACTTTCGTGTAAACTTATGTTATACTATTGTTGTAATCAGGGATAATTTATGTTATGACCGACGTTGTTAAAAAAAGAGGTCGTGGCAGACCCCGGAAGTCAGAAGTAGCCGCTGTAAAGCCCGGAAACAAGGGTGTAGTAGGCCGACCAAAGGGTGACGCAGCGATAATTAACGAGTACAAGGCACGTATGTTGGCTTCTCCGAAGTCACGTAAGGTCCTAGAGACTATTTTTGATGCTGCTTTGGACAACGACCATAAGAATCAGGCTGCTGCTTGGAAACTTGTGATGGACCGTATACTACCAGTGGGTGCCTTTGAGAAGGACGTAGTAAAAGACAACGGTAGGAACGCTATTCAGATCAACATTAGTGGCGTAGGCACTGCTGAAGTGTCTACTCCAGAGATAATCGAAGGAGAAGTAGTAGATGAGTCTTAAGCACTTTACTAGAGAAGAATTCGATTGTCAAGTCAGTGGTACTAACAACATGGAGCAAGAGTTCCTACAGAAGTTAGACGAGTTAAGGGCGTACTGTGGATTTCCTTTTGTCATTACTAGTGGATATAGACACCCGACACTACATCCAATAGAGCGAAAGAAAGATGTTCCCGGAACACATGCCCAAGGGATCGCAGCGGACATAAAAATAACAAACGCTGCTGATCGCCTTAAGCTTGTCAACTCTGCTCTTAAGCTAGGATTTACAGGTATCGGTGTTGCTTCTGACTTTATCCATGTTGACACCCGTGGAACAACACCAGTTATGTGGACGTACTAATATGAAGTTTTCTCACGGTGATGCTCTAACCGCTGGCTCTCCCAACCATATTTTAGCGGTTCCTGCTGGTTACGATGCGATAGTCACGTACCTATTTATTTCTAACACCGGATCTAACAAAAGCATTAGTGCTAAGTGGGTTCATGGCGGCGTAGACATTGACTTCATAGCAGGAAAAAACGTAGGTGCTGATGAGTTCTTAGAGTTTGGTGGTCAATACGGCGAGTTCCTTGTGGCAAAAGAAGGTGACACTATTACGCTAACGCCAGAAGCAGGTTCTACGTTTGTTAGTATTATCTCATTTGAATTAGTAACTGCAACACCAAGGTTGAACTTTTGACAGACCTTAATATAGAACTACTGCCTTGGCAGCAAGATGTCTGGGCAGACGAAACAAGATTTAAAATAGTAGCTGCTGGGCGACGAACAGGTAAGTCTAGGTTAGCAGCATGGATGTTAATTGTTAACGCACTTCAGGCAGACAGAGGCCATGTATTTTACGTCGCACCTACTCAGGGACAAGCCAGAGACATCATGTGGCAAACCTTGCTGGAACTGGGGCACCCTGTTATCGCTGGTAGCCATATTAATAATCTGCAAATTAAGCTTGTCAACGGTGCTACCATCAGCCTCAAAGGTGCAGACAGACCAGAGACAATGCGAGGTGTCAGCCTTAAGTTCCTAGTGATGGACGAGTACGCTGACATGAAGCCAGAGGTATTCGAGCAGATCCTGAGACCTGCCTTGGCTGACCAAAAAGGATGTGCAATGTTCATAGGCACACCAATGGGAAGGAACCACTTTTATGAACTGTACAAATATGCGGAACTGGATGATGACCCTACGTACAAAGCTTGGCACTTTACTTCTTATGATAACCCACTACTGGACCCTAGTGAAATTGACATTGCTAAAAGGTCTATGTCTTCTTATGCGTTTCGTCAAGAATTTATGGCGT